GTCGCGCACGGACAGATTGTACGCAAAGGGCACATCGCGCCGCCAACGAACGCCGTGGAAATCGAAGTGGACGGCGAAGTGTATTACGACATCAATCCGACGCGCACAGGCGCAAGCGACACCTTCGAGTATAACCGAGCCAGCCTGCATGCGGCGCGGATCTTGATGGAGCGCAATATCGCCGAAATGCGTGCGATGGGCTTTACGGACGGCGGGATCGGCGGCGACGCGCGGTTTCATATCACCGCGTGGGGACACTACGGTTCGCATGCTGTGGCACAGGCGCTCTACGAAATCGGCGTGCGGATTCTCCGCGCCATGCTTCCGACGCCTCTCTTTGAAAGAACCCAGACGCGGTTGTTGGCGCCAATTCGGGGCGTATGGCTGTTCGGAACCCGAACGTTTGACGGACATGCGAGCAGTGCACAGCTTAACAGCTACGGTTTGTACGACGCTGCGAACCCGACGCGGAGCTTTGTCGGGTCGGCTACAGCACAGCGCGATCCAGGGGGCGACATCTCCAGCATCTGGACGAGCGATCCTGTGCGTGCGCGATTGCGTGCCTATCGTAGGCTGATGGGGTACTTGACGGATGCATACCTTGGCGCGGCGGTTTACCCTGTGTGGATGGTGTTTCATCATCCGCCGACGCTGCTTGGCTGGTGCGACCCTGCGGATCCGCTGCGTCGTTTCGATGCGGAGGCGAGCGTGCCGAGCGGCAGCCCTGGTCCGTACATCAACACGCTGCTGGAGTTTTGGCTGAACTTTGAAGTGGCGTTTCGCGTGCTGCAGGATTACTTGACGCCTGCGACGGGTGAGAATGTAATTGCGACGCGCGAGCGGTGGATGGGGGGCGGCTAACGGCGCGTCTTAGCGACCTGCTGTAGAAGGGTCATGCAGGATCTGGCGTGATGCGCGTTCCCAGCGAGGAATCGACTGGGAACGCGCGGTGGAGGAGACATGTCATCAGGATGAAGACTCTATCTGTTCGACATGCTCCTCACTGGTAGTAAGGCACAGCACAAATGCCGTCTCGTGCCTTCGTGCTATGTCCTGAAGATAACCCGTTAACTCCATCGCGTCATCGGGGTCTTTCGCGACCGCGTCGGGCGCATAGAAGAAGACCACCGAAGGCGACAGTTCTTTGATTACCTCTTCGATGACTGGGAGAGCCTCTGGGCGCGGTATATTTACCACGCCGAACTTTGCGTGCGGCTTCTCCCAGCCGTTCGCTTGTCGGATTCTCTCCGCGAGTTCGCCGACGACTTCGAGGTCGTCGCGGCTGGCGCGGGGAATCGCAACAAGCACGGTACTCGGTCGAGATGTCTGGAACGGATGCACGGACTCGCCGACGCATGTAGCGACAGCGAGTTTGAGCATGCGCTCCATCATCGCATACATGCGGTCGGTATTATCGGGGGCAGCGTCGTCGGCGTAGAACCAAATCATGCACTCCCCCATCGCGGCGAGTGGTTTGACCACCCACGACGCTTCGAGCAGAGTCGGGGGCTCGTCCTGCCCCTCGCGTCCGATCAGCACCGTAATCTCTCTCATGGCATGCCTCCTGTGACCGCCTTGTCGTAGAGGTAGACCGCGACGGCGGCAATCGCGGTCATGATAATAAACGCGATGTAGAGGATGCAGTTCTCGCGTTCCAACTCCGCGATGCGCTTCGCATCCGCATGAGTCCCTGTCGCGTCGATGACTGGTGCGGGTATGTATCCCCCGCATCGCTCACATAGCGGGGGGCGTCGGGACGGGTCGCTGACGGGGATTGGGTAGGTGCAGTAGCACCTTCGCGCTATCCATCGTCGCCAGCGACGGTCTTGCGCGTCATCCATCATCGCGTCTTGCTCCAGCCTGACCTTGTCTTGCTCATGCATCTCCATCTTCGTCCTCCCATTCGTCGTATTCGTCGGGCTCCTGCTCCACTGGCTGTGGGGGTTCGATGGCGCGGTCGCGATTTCTCAGCTCGCCGACGATGGCGAGCTGGCGCGCCTGCGCCAGAGTCAGGTCGGAGACGGCGTTCGCGCCGAGGTTCGCGAGTAGCTGCCTCATCTCCTCGGCGCTGTAGAGGGCGCGGAGCTGGTCACGCAGGAGCCGCGCCTCCTCGTCGCCATGCGCGATGAGTTCGCGCACAAGGCGGTTGTCCCTCGCGAGTACCTGCTCCCACGCTTCCGAGTCAACGGGGTCAAGACTCGACGCCTCGTCAGGGTCGAGCAGACCCATCACGACATCAGGAGCGATTATCCTGAGCGCGTCTCCGATGGCGCGCCAGCGCAACATCTGGCGCGGGTACAGACGCCAATTGCGCTGGTCGGCTAACCCTGCACGGCGAGCGTCCGCGAGCGTGTAGGTGACGGTCACGCGCTCGCCATCCCGCACCAGCGTGACAGTGACGCCGCTCCCATCCGCATTTTCTTCGAGCGTCTCGACGCGCACGCCCGCTCGCTGACGCGCCATCGCCAGCTGGAGCTGAACGGTCATCGTGAGACGCCCCCTAATAAACGACATCGTCCTGAGCGCCTGCAGCGGCTGCAGGCCCATCTCCTGACCCGCGGCGATGATAATCATCGCCTGCGCGTCATTGATGTCGGGGGGAATCATCCCCCCCGCCCGTGCCATTCGAACAGTCTCAATTGCGTTCATCACCTATACCACCTCCATAAGCAGGTCAGCAGTTATCAGCTGCGCGTCTTCAGTCTCCATCTCCTCGCGCATCTGTTGCATCAGCGCGAGGTAGTGATCGAGATGTCTCTTCACTTCCTGCAGCCGCTTCAGGCTTTTCGCCTTACGCGCATCGGACTTCGCGGACTCAAACGCCCGCTTCAGTTGTTCCATTAACGCAGTCAGTAACTTGACTGCGTCTCGCGCGATTTCTCGCGCGATTTCACTGGAAGGATCCACCTCTATCGTGCGAACGCGCCCGCCCTCGCGCTGAATAGCATCGAAGACAGGCAGAAGCTCATCGTAGGCGTCGGGCGGCAAGTAGTATGCCCCGCCTGCCGCCCGCACCGAGACGCCGCCCAGCCACTCGATGCGCTTGACGATGGCTGGGGTCAGCGCAAGCGCATCGAACTCGATGGGGAGCGTCTCCAGTGCGGCGCGGGTCTCGTCGTCTTTCGCCTCGATAACCGCCATCGAGGGATATTCGATGACGCCGAGTCGTTCAGAGTGGAAGTCGGGGGTTAACGCATCTCGGAATTCACATCGCAGAGCAGTCATCACTACCATGCCTTCAAAGGCACGGTAGAATAAGTAATCAGCGTTGTCGAGTATCCCACAGTCTCGCAGGTGCTTCTGCCACCTTAGCTGGTGGCGATAGACTGTGGGGGTTTTAAGCAAGGCACGCAGCTCTGGGCTCTGCGGGAAATTCATTCCCCGCAAGTCCCATGTCACAATCAATCCCACAGAGTTCCGTTCCATCATGTCTCCTCCTCGGCTGGTCTTCCAGCCTATCCATATTATACCCTGTCGGAGACCGTAAAGTCAAGTCTCCGTCAGGGTAAATCGGTCAGTTTCGCGGCAGTCGCGCGGTTCTGGATTTCGGCGATTGCGCGTTGCTGCTGGCGAAGCACCTCTTCGGCGTGCCGCCTGTGTCCCTCCGCGCGTGCGAGAAGCCATCGCTCGATGCGCTCCAGCCAGCGCACGAGTGCGAGAACACGCGAAGGATACCCGTTGAGCTTGTCAACGATATCCTCGGCTTCCTTGCGTTCTCTACCGCTGTAGAAGCAGACATTTCGCGTGGTTCCCCTGCAAATCATTTCTATCGCGTCAATCTGAGGCTCATCGGACATATAACGCTTTGCGGGGTAAACAAAGCGCACCTCGCCGAAGCGCAGCTCGAATCGCTTCAGCCGTCCACGAGGCACTCGTGGGAAAGTCGCCAGCTCGTACGCTTTGCGTGCCTCGTTGCACGCCTGCAAAGCGTCGTGGAGCGCAGTAACCATCGCCTCTCTGAGTTTAGGCTCACTCATCGATAGCCACCTCCTTGACCCACGCAGGCGTG